TATTTGAAGTTCTTGAGATACAAAGGATTGCCTTGGTTGTCCCAGGGCAGTTCCTCGGTCAATGTGTAACCACTAACCTTGTTGCTCTTGAAGTAATCAATAATCTCTGTTCTCATCTCACTCTCCGTAGATTCCAAACACCCGGCTGTTTGTCAGCCGAATCTATGGTTTCTGAACCATCAAAGTCATACCAATCGCCTGCAGTGATCAGTTCACCAAACAACAGATCATATTTCTGTTGATAGTAAGCCATCTTGCGGCGTTCGGCACTGTCTTCGTTTGAGAAGTCTGCGATGTAGGGAAGAATGTAATTGTAAAAAGCGTAATAGCAACACAGGTCTGTAAAGTCGTCCTGTCTTGCCTGGATCTTTGTGGGATCCAGGGGCGGCACGTCGGCCACTGTGTTTATAGTCACAGCACCTGCACCTGTATTACGAGCAATAAAATAACTTCTCCACCAATCAGTAGATCTCAATAGTTCTAGTATTCTGGCGGTTGAGCGGATCAGTTGATCCTGAATATAATTGTCATCAAGGCCTTCATTTTGTTCAAATAATCGTGCGTCTAGTGCATCAAGATCATCGCTTGTGGCGAAGCTCAACACAGTGCCGCTAAATGAGATGAAAGCCATGATTTACAATTGCCTCAATTAAAGAATTGACGAATCGTTCAACAGTTGAGTGTTGTATGTTTCATACAACACGCCAACACCGTAACTTGCGGAACAGATGATGTCGTCACCTAAGAAACTTGCACGACGTTGTGTTTCGATTGCGATATCGCCAATCATGCCAACGCCAAATGCGTCACGGTGGAACAGGCCACCGTAGTAGTCACCAGCAGTGCCGTTGTTGGCAATGTTACTGGATTCATAGATTGGAACACCAGCCAACATACCCACATAGCCCATACGCATGGCTTCGTTCTGAACGTCGCCGCTTGCAGGGTTAGCAAATGTGTTGGTCAAGTTTGCTTTCAAGTCATATGCAATTGCAGGGTGCAACACGCAGGCCAAGCCGTCTGTTGGAACGCCTTGTGACTTGAGTTTTGCAACTGCCTGGAAGATGCTTGCGGCACTGATTGTGGTGCTTGCATTGCCAACTACGTTGGTGAATGTGCCTGCGAACAAGGCCAGCAAGTCGCTGTCCATTTTGCGAGCAACTGCTTCGCCGAACAATTTGCCAAGGTCAGCAACAACGTCGGAACTGGCTGCTGTGCGAGCCAAGTCAGTCAGCAATGTGCGGATAGCAACAGGAGCCACTGTCAACAGTGCTGTGTCAGTAGAAACAGCAGTGTTGGTGATCTCGTTGCCTTCTGTCAGGGCAGCCGCTGTTTGCAACGGATAGATTGGCACATTGACATTTTTACCTTGACCTGGGGCCAGGGTATAATTCTTAACGAGGCCACGCATGATGGAACGCTCGCTGAACACGAATTGTGCTTCTTGGATGATCTCTGGCAAGAGATCATTTAGTGTGGTAGTGGTTGAACCGGCCATAATATATTTTCCTTAAAATTTAGGCTTTGCCGCGAGTCTTGCGGTATTCCGCGTAGACCTTACGGTGTTCTGGATTTTTCATATCCAGGCTGGAGATGTCAGTAGGTTTGTTACTACGGTTACTCATATTTGACTGAGAGTTTGTAGTGGCAGGGGCTGCTGAAACAAAATGCGGATTCGAATCTAGGAACTCCCGCACTAGGTCATCAACTGCTAAAGGTGCACCACGATCATCGTAACGCACACTGCCCTGGGTGTCAACAATTTCAACATCACCTTCGTTGTTGAGTCTAAGGTTTGATGCAAGCAAACTACGCACTTGGTCAGGATTGACTGCACGATATTTTGCCGCGGCATTCAACACCGGAGTGTTGACCTTATACTCTTTGATGATTGAATCTCTTTTGAGAATCTCTGCATCTTTTTTGGCAGCCATTTCTTGTAGGGTCTTTTCAAATTCACCACGCTTGAGTTGTTGCTCTTGTTGACGCTTGTCAGCGTCGGCCTTTAACTGTCGCAGTGACTCTGGATCGCCCAGTTCCTCATAAGGTTTTAACAATTTCTTTTCAATGGATCCCTTCATACGGGCCATCATATTGTCAACATCTTGTTGAGAGTAAGTCTTGGTTGCTGCCAGGTTTTCAGATGTTGTATCTGCGGCACCAGTTGCCTCTTGAGCCAATGTATTGTCTGACATCGTTGCATCGCCTTTTCATAAAGTAGTTGTGTATTTATAGATCACACAGATCTTGTGCTGGTTTGCAACCAGTTACCTGTAGGGTTTAGGTCCAGGTCCAGGTTTCTTTTTCTTTGTGCCATAGTTTGTCATAATTTTTCTCCGGGTTTGGGTCTATAACCATTACGGTAGGCAGCCTGACCTTGACGCACTGCCTTTTCTTTTGCATCAGGACCTGTGTAGATCTTTCCTGTTGTGCCCCAACGATAACCAATCTTGTTACCAGGTCCCATGATTCTCATTACTGGCATTATGAATGATCACTTTCATATTCAATTTGTTCTTCAATCTTACCTTCCCAGGCTCTGCACCAGAACACAGGGTTCACACTCTCATCCCACTTGGAGCAGCCACTTGTGATAGGATCATAGTAGCTACAGTTGGCACAGTTCTCTCCGGCTGGCACACCAGGTGTGTCTGCACTCACATAAGCACCGGGCAGGCCATCTGTGTTGGTCAGGTATTTGGCAGGCTCTTCCTTGCCCAGTAGTTCCAGAATCTCATAATCAATAACTTTGTAAACGCCTGGATCGGTGGCAGTCTCTTTGGCTGTCTTCAGAGTCTGCATGTTGTTTTCCACATCACGGATATTGAAGCTGCCTGGATACTCCACGTGTCCAGTCCATTCTGTGCCCATATAATTGGCAAACATGCTCCAGATTTGTTCTTCTGCAAGTTCTAGACTATCGGCCTTGGCACAGACGTGCATTCAACAATTGGAATTCTGTTTGCATGGCCACACCTGAAAGTGTTCTTGCTTCAGTAGCACGGATGGCTCCGGTGTTGGCCATCTTGTCAATGGCTTCCACAATGTTGCGTTTGACTTCCAGCATGGCACTCAGTTCAGCACCATTGTAGTCCAGGATGTAGGGTTTGAGTCCGGGCTCAAGGTTGTCTGGCATTTGTATGATTGAGCCTGCACCAATGCCTGCTTGTGTTTCTGGAGTCTTCACAAGACTTGGGTGTGAGTCAATGCGGATTGATTGTTCAATCTCACTGTTGATGTTGTATAACATTCGCTGGCTGTCAGCAATGTCTGTGATATCACTGACACCAATGCCACGCACACTTGATCTCAAGTTGTAGGCACACAGTGCAGGAATGTAGCCCAGTCCATTTGGCTCCACATAGTCATAGTTGACGAGATTGTTTTTTGTATCTACTTCAATGGTGCGAACTTCTTCCGGAGTCCAGATCTTCACAGTCTGTCCTGAGTCAGCAAACTCCTCAACGTATTTGAGATACACCAATTCATACACACCTGTTACACTGCGTTTCCATTTCCAATCTGTGACCGCAAGTGGTGTCATTAGATTCACATAAGGACGCACGCCTGTGTTCTGTTCATCAGCCAGGGTCACAGCACCCACATTGGGTTTGGTAACAATGATCCAGCAGTGTCCGTAAACACTAGCCCAGGTGGCCACATCTTTCATGAATGAATTTAGACTGCGACCATCTAGGTCTGCGTCTTTGAGAAAGCTCAGCACAGCAGGTGAATTTTCTAGTGTGCCAAACTCACGATCAGGTTCTTCACGAAACAAGAAACTGTTGTAGACTTGAACTACACTGGCACAGTGATTGTCAAGTGGTGTTGAGTTGATACGTGCTTGATATTCTTGTGCTGTTTCCAGTTGATATCTTGTGAGCCAGGCACCATCCTTGTATTCACGACCACCCATGTAACTCATGAACAGATATTCCCAACGCTCACGATAGCTGTTGTATTCTGTGTTACTGCTGAGTGCTTCAGCAATCTGTTGGTCTATTGTTTGGATAATGCTCATATATTGGCTCCTATAGCATGCCCCCAACGCTGTGGGGCCATGGGTTGTGTGTCTCTGCGAACTGGCCACACATAATCAAAATAATATCTAGCTGCATCAGTAAGGTGATCGTAGCCGGTATCTTTGTCGGGCACAGTGGTTCCTGGTTTGTAATTGTGTCTTTCCAGACACTCTATAAGTCTTTTGCAACGTGGATCAACAAAGAAACGCCGTTGGCCACCTGCTGAGCACAACATGCTATTTACTGCATTTACGCCATCTCTGACCGGATTGTGACTGTTGGGTGCCTTCACAACAAAGCCGGCGTTTTGCAGGATTGAAAGATCCGTGGCACCGCCTGCTGATGTTTTTCTTTGGCGGCTGGCAGGGTCGGGGTAGACCCACACTCGCTCTGAAGCAAGTTTGTTATACCTAGATCTGATTTCTTGCACCATCTCTTGTGTGTTAGAGGAATACATTTCAATTTCGTCGATAGCCCAGACATTGTCGCCCTCCCTTGCAAAAACCACAGCACTCATGGGATCTATGTTGAAGTCCATGCCAATGGCAATGGTGGTCTGTGCAGTCAAGCCTGTGTAGGGTTTCACATTATGCACACGATCAAACGCATACCAAACTCTATTGCCGGCTGTGACAAAGGTGGCTTCAAACTCCTGCTGGAATGTTCTAGAATCTAAGAGCTTGCGAGCTTCTTCAATTTCATCTGCACTCACAAAGCCACCATCCAGGGTGGTGAACTGCCATGAGGCCCAGTGTTCTGGATCTGTCAGAGCCATCTGATATATGTCGTAGCTCCAGTTGCCAATGCCCTTGGGTGTGCCGCAGAACAAGGCATGTCCCTGTGTGTCTGCCAGGGTAGGACGTAGCACTTCATAGAATGCTTCTGAATCAATGTCAGCAAACTCATCCATCACAAGGAAGTCTATGGCACGGCCACGCAGGCTGTCTGCATTTTCAGCACCCTTGAGTGCAATCTCACTTCCATTCTTCAGGTAGATTGTGAGTTCACTTTCGTTTACTTTGTCTATCCAGCGTAGGTCTTGCAGGCGGTGCTTGAGTTTACGCCACACAATGCCTTTGGCCATACGGTAAGAGGGTGCGACATACCACACCGTGTTGTTGGCGATTGCGGCGTAGCGAGCCATTTCGCGTATGGCCAAAGTTGTTTTACCAAATCGTCGTCCGGTAATCAAGGTTCTAAATCTTGATGTAGATTTGGCCACGGCCTGTTGGGCCAGACTCAGTGGCATGTTTGCCCAGTGCTCATTTGTAGATCACACACTTCACATTCAAACATGTGACCAGTGTCCAGTTCAATAATATTCACGTGGACATCTGCCATGCGAGCCATTTGAACAATGCCTCCGGTGTGTCGGGCACAAGCAAGATGTGTTTCACGACCCACATCCACAATGTATTCAGCAGGATTCGCAATGATGATCATATGTCCGCATCCGTCCAGGGCAGGGCACGACCATCATCCGGTCTAGCTTCACTGGGGCGACCAACGATTCTATCAAACACAGTGGCAAAGGCCTGTGCATCGCCGGTGTTGCGAGCTTTCATCAACACAGCCCAGGCAGCGTTGTGCATTTCAGCTGCCCATTGTGTTTGGTATTCTTCCACCACCTCTTTCATGACCTGTCGCATGGCTTTCTTATCGCGACGTTTTTTCAAGTGTGCTTCACGCTGTTCTGCTGTGAGAGTCTTGAGCCACTCACTATAGGGTGCATAACCTGGCTTCCAGGGTTTTGAATTGGGTATGGGATTGGGCTTGCTCACGACTTATTCTTCTGTGTTAGCAAGTAGAATTTGTTCCACCATTCGTGGTGTGAGTGTGAGTTCAGAGTTCCAGCCTTCGTGGTCAGGATCCGCAGGAGGTTTTTCGGCCATGAAGTTCTTGCACATGGCAATAATCTCGTCGGCACTGAGCATTTTGAAGTCGGGCATACAAGATATTTAGCACCCCAGAGTATTACTGGTGTGTTTTGCCAGAGATACACACTATTTCAAAGTCTGTTGTGTCAAACAACTGATTGAGATGTTGTGCTTGTCTTCGTGCTCCACCTTGTTGTGTCCAACAGCCGGGCAGGTATTTTTTGATATCTCTATAGAGATCTTGTCTGCGAATCTGAATAGGCCTACCCTGATACACCACTATCCATAGGCCATGAGCACATTCAGATATTGTGATTTCTTGTGTGGTGTTGGGTTCTCGTGCTCGTAGTATTTCTTGTGCTGTGGGTTTCATTCCTGATATTTATCTGATCAGGAAATTCCAGGTCAATTGCTGCCATCACTGTGGACAAGGCCTGTTCACGACCTTGTGTTCGGATCAGGCGTTGCAGGATTGATTGTATGCGTAAGCGATCCATGAGTGTGTTGATTCGTATAGAAGTCACGGTATCTCCTGCGGCAGCCGGGTCAACTGCACTAGCATACAGTATTGCTCCCAGGCGTGTTGCACAGCAGGATGCCGCACAGCACGTTCATGTGCCTGAACAATTTGCACAATCTGCTGCCAGTCTCGCTCAGGCAACTGCACTTCTACACCGCGTGTGTCCTGTATCACCGGCTGGTCATAGGGCATGCAGCCTGTGAACCTGCCCTGTGTGTATTCTCTAAACACTGCACGACCTTCACGTATGAGTGAGTTATCTAATAGTGCCACGTAGTCGGCCTCCGGAGCGGGTGATTGTGAGGGATCGTGTGTCCACGACCTGTGTGGGTTGGCTAACAGGTCGGTGTTGTTGTGCCGCAAGTGCTTGAGCAACCATGGGCTCATAGTAGACACGCACCTGATGTTCGGGGTCTGTGGTGGCACAGCCTCCCAGCATGATCACTGTGATCAACACTAGTCGATGTCTGTGACTTTTAGTCTGTGACATCATCCAGGTCTTCTCGGGCATCCATGGCATCAAAGAATGCATTGGCGGTGGTTTCTGAATCAGGATCAACGCTGTGTTCCGCACACCAGATCTGATAGATCTCTTCCTTTTCCTCATGCGTGTTGAATCTATACTCTGCCCAACTCAAGGGCCACACAATCTTTCGTGTGGGCCAGGTTTTCTTTTTTGCAGCCGCTCGGGGTGGTGCTCGCACAGGCTTGGGTATCTTTTGATAGTTCTCGGGGTCGTCTACTGTTCGCAAGAAAATAGTGCTGCGACTTACCCCATGTGCAGCAGCAGCAAGAGTCATGGTGTCAAACACACCCAATCGGGTGCGTATTTGGTATAGGCTAGGTGGCATTACAGGATCCT